GGGGGTGGGGGTAAAAAAAAACCCCCCCGACCTGAAAGTCATAAGGGGGGTACACCCCAAGGTTTTTCAGGATGATATTTTTGTAGGGTGTAACCCCCCAATCCATGAAATTGTTCGGGAGGGTATATTATATTATATTATTTTATAAATATTGATATATAGGGGATTATAGAAAGACAATGAAGAAAAAAAAGGAAACTGAGGAAAAAATAAGGTGAAATCACGTAAATAGCGTATCACGTAAATAGCGTATCTGAGCGTAAAATAGCGTGCTTTCATGGTTATGAAAGCGTAAATAGCGTGCTGAAAAACAGTGAAAAACAGTGGAAAATGGGAAAAAATGGGCACGTAAATAGCGTGCTGAGGGGACTTTGTCACGTAAATAGCGTGCTGTGTCACGTAAATAGCGAATGGGTGGTTCCCCTGGGGGGTATAGGACTTATATTTGGTGATAGGGGGAGGAAAAACCAGATGGATTTTGAGAAACCAGTGGTTTCATAGTATAATTAAAGCAGGTAGAATGAATATTTTTTTGCTTGGAGGTGGTTGTGTGGGTAAGGGAATGAGGGAGCACAGTGTGCTGGATGGAATCAAGCATAAAGCAGCTGAGATGCTAGCAAACCCTGAAATTAGAACAAAAAAAGAGGTCTGGAAGCAGGCAGATATTGCTGAGTCAACACTTTATAACTGGATGAAGGATAAGGATTTCATTGAGTTGGTCAATAAGAAGGTAGAAAAATATACAGACCAGGCTTTGCCAGAAGTTTGGGCTGCCCTGATTGATAAGGCCACCAGTGGTGATACCCAGGCTATCAAATTATTCTTTGAGATGAAGGATAAATACAGGGACAGAAAAGAATTTCACCATAGTGGATTAGAGGGGCTTGGCTCTAATTTGGATGGACTCAGTGATGCTGAATTAGCAGAGATGGAAAGACTGGCCAGGAAAGCAGAAGAGCAAAAAAGGGGCAGGGCTGGTTAAAGGACTCAAACAGCAAATGTTCGTAAAATGATTATTTTACGAAGTTTTTGAAAACCATGAAAGCTTGAGCATATCAATGCTTTGCTGGTTTTGTGTTTTTTGTGTGAATGAAAAACAGGGGGTTTTAGACTAGAAAATGGCAGAGATAAGCATGGCCATATATGTGGGGGCTTTAATAGTATAGTATGGCACCCCTGGTTAAAACCATGCATATGGCCCAGGGTGTCTGTGAGAATGGTTATTTTTTCCTTTCATTCCCTGGGGATAGTAGAGGGGTTTCAAGATGATGGTGGGTGAGTGAATTTTTCGCTTGAGATTTTCATGGTTGAAACAAAGGGATACTGCCTCAAGCAACCTGAAACTAATTTCACACTTTAGTGCACTAAAGTATCACCCCACCAAACCACCAAAAGGAGGCAACAATGAGCACAAACATTCCTTCTTTAAAACAAATACAAGCAGAGAAGGCCAGAAGGTCACTTCTGGAATTCACCAAATATACCTTCCCAAAGTATGAGGTCAATTGGCACCACAAGGCTTTGGCTAAGCAACTGGATAGAATTCTGTCACATGGCTTGACCAGGCTGATGGTGTTCATGCCACCCAGGTATGGGAAGACAGAATTGGCATCACGCAGATTTCCAGCTTATATTTTAGGCAAAAATCCTGATGCTAAGGTTATAGCTTGCTCATATGCTGCTTCACTGGCTCATGATATCAATAGAGATGTTCAAAGGATAATTGATTCAAAGCCATACCATGAGTTGTTCCCAAATACAAGGTTGTTTGGCAAGAATGTTAGGACTTCAGCACACAATACATATTTGAGAAACAATGATATTTTTGAAATAGTGGGCAATAGGGGCTTTTATAAAGCAGCTGGAGTTCAGGGAGGCATCACTGGTAAGGGCTATGATATTGGCATCATAGATGACCCTGTGAAAAATGCTGAACAAGCATTCAGTCCAACTTATAGGGAGAAGGTCTGGGAATGGTATACCACCACCTTCCATAGCAGGAAAGAAAAGGGAGCTGCCATCATTCTGATAATGACCAGGTGGCATGAGGATGATTTAGCAGGAAGGCTTTTGTCACAGGATGATGATAGTGAGTTTGCTGAGGATTGGAAGGTCATCCAGTTCAAGGCTATAAAGGAAAGACCACCCTCAGAAACACCAGGTGACCCAAGAAAAGAAGGCACACCACTTTGGCCAGGTAAGTTCACTTTGGATGATGTTAAGAAGGATAGGAAATTGATGGGTAGTAGAAAATTCAATGCCCTCCACCAACAAAAACCGCACAAAAAGAAGGAGGGGGCACTCTGGAATTATGATGTTATTCAAAGAGCTGTGACTCATCCTGATTTGGTAAGAATAGTGGTGGCTGTTGACCCACCAATTGGTAAAGGTGCTGAATCAGCTGAGGCTGGAATTATAGTTGCAGGAGTAGATGCCCAAGGTTATGGCTATGTCCTTGAGGATGCCTCTGGAAAGTACTCACCAGGGGGCTGGGCTAAGAAAACTGCCAGCTTATATGACAAGTGGTCAGCAGATAGGATAGTAGCAGAAACAAACCAGGGTGGAGATATGGTTGAACACACTGTTAGGAGTGTTGACCAAATGGTGGCTTATAGAGGTATCAAAGCAACCAGGGGCAAAAGGTTGAGAGCAGAGCCAATAGCTGCCCAATATGAGCAGCACAAGGTTATGCATGTTGGAAATAAATTCCAAAGGTTGGAAGAGCAAATGTGCACTTGGGAACCAGGTAGCAAGTCACCAGATAGAATTGATGCCTTAGTGTATGCTTTGACTGAATTGTTCTTTTATAACTCAGGCAAGGCAAAAATGAGAGCAAGCACAGGAACAGGGAGGTGAGAGAATGCCCACAAACCAAGCTGCAAACCAAACCAGCCAAACCACTGGCACAAACACCACTGGCACAAACACCACTGGCACCCTAAATGCTTACATCACCAAGGATGGCAAAATCATCAAAGGGGATATATTGCAAAGGTATGCCATCAAGAATGAGGATGGCCAATCAAGGCAAATTCCAGAGGATAAATTCAAGTCAGAATATGACACCAAGGGAATTAAAAGGCCACCATATTCACTGGAGTCACTTTCACAACTTCCTGAAATGAGCACTTGGCATTATAGGGCTTGTGTGGCTAAGGCTATGGATGTAGTTGGTCATGGTTATTATTTGGAACCAGTGCCAGGGATGGATAATCCAAATCAAAGCCAGTTGGAAATATGGAAGGAGTTCAAGGAAAGGTGTGAGGGGGATGGTGAAACCCTGGATGAAATTCTCTATAAATCAGCATATGATTATGAGGTCATAGGGAATGGGGGGTTGGAGCTTATTGGAGGGCTGAACTCTGAGGAAGGTTTGCACTCCATGAAACATATCCCATCTCACACAGTAAGAAGGCTGAAAGACACAAAGCTGCCATTGTCAGATGGTGAAACTATCAGTGGTATGAAAATATATGTCCAGAAGAGGGGCAACAGAAAGGTATATTTCAAGCAAGCAGGGGCTCAATTTGATATAGATTACAGGACTGGTGAGGTTTATCCTTTGGATACTCTGCCTGTGAGTGATAGGGGCAATGAGATATTGCACATTATCAACTATACTAACAGGTCAGACTATTATGGACTGCCTGATATCATGGCTGCTTTGCCTTCTATTTTAGGAGACAGACAAGCTCAAATTTATAATGTGGATTTTTTTGAGAACCATGGTGTCCCAGATTATGCTGTCACAGTCACAGGGGCAGATTTGGATGAGGAAACCCAGAACACCATTCACAACTACTTCCAAAATGAGGTCAAAGGCACTGAGAGGTCAACATTGGTTCTCACAGCCAGTAGAGAACACAGCTCACCAGGGGATGACCCAATTGATATTAAGTTTCAAAAGCTGACTGCTGAAGTTAAGGATGGAAGTTTCAAGATTTACAGGCAAGACAATAGAGATGAAATCCTATCAGCCAATGGTGTTCCACCTTATAGGGCATCAGTAGCAGTTGTTGGTTCACTTGGTGGAGATTTGGCCAAAGATATGGATGAGATTTATAAGGAGAACATTGTGGATTATAGGCAGACTGTGGTTGAAAAAAGGCTGAAGGCTTTTGTGCTAAACCCACTTGGGATAACAGATTATATTTTGAGGTTTGTTGAGTTTGAAACTGGTAGTGATGAGAGGGAGGATGAGAAGTTTAGGAGCTTTTATGACAGGGCTGCTATAACTCCCAATGAGATGAGGGAATATTTAGGCAAGGAAACAATAGATGAGGCAGGCATGAATAGCTTTTATATTCAAGGTGAACCAGTAGCTGGCCCACTCTTTGAAGAGATGAAAGAGGCACAAGCAGAAGAAGCAGCCCAACAAGCCCAGCAAGCCCAACAAGCAACAGCCACTTCTTTGGCAGGTTTAAGACAAGATTTGCTTGAGGTGGTGAGGAAGGATGGCTAAGAAGGCCACCAAAATTTTAGCAGCTTTGACTAATGCTATGGTTAATATTAAGGCTTTGCCTGCTTGGCATGTCACCAGCAATAGGTTTGAGGTAGTGAGGAAGGCTTATGCTGATGATATGCAGAGAATTTTCAAAGACTCAATTGGCCAGATGATAAGGAAATTGCAAGAAAAGGGGCATGTGCCCCGGAACAGTTCAGAGCTGAAACAATTAATTCAGATATTACAAAGGCAAATGTTAGAGGCAGCAGACTTAGCAGCAGACATGGCTGAACAAACAGGGAAGGAAGGGGCAGCAACAATAGCAGCCCAACTGAAAGGTAAGGGAATTGAACTGGCCCATAACCAATTGCCAAAAAGAGCTATTGATGTTTTGAGGGAAAGAGCTGAGGCACATTTTTCTGAAGATATAGTGAAGAATGCTGTTGAGGATTACAGAGGTAAGTTGGAACATGCTATGGAAGAGGGTTGGGGAATAGATAAGGCAGCTGCTGAAATAAGGCAGCACAGAGACCAAGTTGAGGATTATAGGGCTCAAAGGATAGCAAGGACTGAAACCAATGCTGCTCAAAATAGAGCTAAGCATGAAATGATGGTCATCAATGATGTGGACTATGAACAGTGGTGGACTGCTGAGGATGATAGGGTGAGAGGTTTGGATGAGGATGATGAGTTTGACCATGTAGCTATGCATGGCCAGATAGTAAGGGTCATGGAGAGCTTTGTCCATCCAACTCAGCATTGGGAAATTCCTCAACCTGGAGATTATTATGGGGATGCAGGGAATGTGATAAATTGCAGGTGCACAGTTGTTCCATACATCCCACCAGCAGACAAGGAAAAAGTTGTTCACAACCTCATAGAACAACATGGGCAAATATATCCAGAGGACATTGAAGGGGCAGTTGTTCAAGACTTATCATTTGAAATGACACAAGAAGAATGGGAAAAGTATTTGAGTGAGGAGGAAAGGCAATCAATCAGAGATTTCACTGATGACCATTATAGGGCTATAAGGAATGCACAAAAGGGCAGGACTGAATTTATTGAAGAAGGAACAAAGGAAAGAATCAGAAATATCAAATCAGCGCTAAAGGATGCCCCCAACCATGAGGGGGAAGTTTACAGAGGGTTGAGGAAAATGACACTTGAAGATATTCAACGAATGAAAGGTGCTGACCAAATAACTCTGGATGCTTTTGCATCAACTTCTGAACATTACAGGCAAGCCCAACATTTCACTGAGGAACCAAGCAATAGCATGATGCTACAGATACAATCAAAGACTGGAACCAATATCCAAAACCTTTCTGAATATCCTGGTGAGATGGAAATATTGATGGATGAGGGTACAGCTTTTGATGTGATGGGGCACCATTTAGATGAAGATGGCATAACTGTATTAGAATTGGAAGAGGTGATATGAGATGCCTGATAGAAGTGACCATTTTGTTTCTGAAGGACTTGATGGAATAGTCATTAATGATTCAATCTGTTATAGGTGTGAACATGTTCACCATCCTGAAAGGACAACTTGTGATGCCTTTCCAGATGGCATCCCAGGGGAAATAATATCAGGAAAAGTTAAACACACAGAACCATACCCAGGGGACAATGATATTCAGTATGAGCTTAATCCATTAGCAGTTTGAACAATTGAAAGGGGGTGAGAGTTTGAGCTTGGAGCTGACAGCACCAATAGTACTGAAAGATGAGGAAAAGAGAATTGTCACTGGCCCAGTGTTAGTGCCTGGAGAAAAGGATGCAGATGATGATATTGTGACCAAAGGGCAAATTGAAAATGCTGCTTATAAGTATTTGGCTGACTATAGGATTATTGATGTTAGTCACCAACTTAATAAGAAGGCATACCCAGTGGAAAGTTGGTTGACAAGGAAAAGCCAGACAATGAAAGCAGCAACAAATGGAGAAGAATTTGGAATACCAGAAGGCACATGGATGATGAGTGCTAAGGTAGAGGAAGATGAAGACTGGATGGCAGTGAAAAATGGTGAATTGACTGGATTTTCAATCATGGCTATTAGAGGGGATGCCTCACTGAAAAGCAAGGAAGATGTGAGGGCAGCAGCCAAGGGAGATGAGTTGAGCTTAAAGGACATTAAGGAGGTTACACTGGCTGAGCTTGGGGAGAATTTTGTTGTCCCAATAGTTAGTTTGGCACCCCAACCAAAGGTGCCTAAAAGCAAGTATGTGGCCATCAAATCAGAGCCAGAAGAGCCAGATGAAACAGTGGGCTTTTTGAAAAAGATATACAACTTGCTGAAATCTGAAAATTCAGAGGAAACAAAAGCAGCTAAAAAGGAGGGCAGGGAGCTATCAAAGGATAATATTCAAAGGCTTGAAACAGCTTTAGCTGATGCTGTTGAGATTGAGCAGATAATCCAAAACATGATAGGTAAGGAGGAAGAAGAAGAACCAAACAGGGGCTTTATGGCAAAAAATAAAGGAGGTCAGAACAATATGGGAGATGAAAAGCAAAACACAGAGGAAGAAGAAGTGATAACCCAACTTTCATCTACTTTGAGTGAAATGAATTCCAGTTTCAAGGACTTCAGTGAGAAGTTTGAAGAGCTTGAGAGCAGGCTGGACAAGTTGGAGGAAGAACCAGAAACTGATGAAACTGATGAAACTGATGAAACTGATGAAAAGGAGCAGGAGCAGGATGAGGAAATTGAGGCTTTGAAAAGTGAACTGAAAGAGATGGAGGGAATGGTGAGTTCTATGAAATCTGCTATCATACCTGGCCAAAGAAGTATCAAAGGGCAGGATGGGGATGAGGAAGAAGATGAGGAAGGTCAGGCAAAAAATACAGGTGGAGTTCAAAGAAATGCCTTGGGTGTCAATATTGAAAAAGGGAGGAAATAAAAAATGGGAGATAAGTTGAGTACAAAAGACATAATGGCCAGGGTCAATGCTGCCCTGAAACAGATTACTGTTAGTGACTTGGATGATAGTGTCTTGAATGCTGACCAGGCAGATACCTTTATCCAGGTAGTAGAAAAATCAACCCCAATGTTGGAGGAAACAAGAAGGCTGGATATGACCACCCCTGAAAGGAATATTGACAGGACTGGTTTTGGTCAGAGGATAATGAAAAATCCAGAAGAGGAAAGCATCACTGAAGCATCCCATGGAACCAAGCCAGAATTTGATACCAATGTTCTGGATGTAGTCAAGATTAAGGGGATTGTCTCAATTAAGGATGACACTATGGAGGACAACATTGAAAGGGACAATTTTGAAAACACACTGCTTCAGATGATTGGTGAGAGGGTTGGAGTTGACATGGAATACTTGTTTATTGCTGGAGATGAAACCTTTGATTCTGGCAATGACCCACTGGATGACTGGGAATACTTGTCAAGGCTGAATGGATGGTATGCAAGAGCAACCCATGAACTGGATGGGGGAACAGACAACTTTGATGCCAGTGATGTTGAAGACATGTTTGATGCTCTCTTTAAGGCTATTGACCGCAAGTTCATTAGCAATAGAGCTCAATGGAGATATTGGGTGCACTATGATATAGAAGATGACTATAGAAATGTCTTGAGGGCAAGAGGTACAGCACTGGGAGATACTGCCCAGACAGCTGCTGATGGCCTGGTGTATAAAGGCATACCTGTAGTGCCCATTGGGAATATGCCTGAAGGCAGATGCATTTTAGGACATCCTGACAACCATGCATATGGTATCAGAAGGGATGTCAGAATTGAGCCTGAAAGGGAGGCAAAAGAAGAACAGACTGACTTTATCATAACTGCCAGGGTAGATGCTGATTATGAAAATGAAGATGCAGCAGCTGTGGCAAAAGGTTATAGTGGTTAATAGTTGTTTGTGAGTGGTG